CAGTTGATAGCACACCTTTTCCACCATTGTATCCATCACCGATAATAGAAATTATCTTGGCCCACTTAACTGAAGTAGTTGTATTATCTTGTGAAAATGTTAATTTTCCATTAGGTAAAAAATATGTTTGTTGAGCAGCGGATCCGGGCGGTAATGCTGTATTAATTTTTATAGGTGCTACAAATTTAATTAGAGATCCTACCAATCCGTACTTTAGGTTATTAGAAGAAAACTCGCCGGCTGGTACTGGAAATCCACCAATTGTAAAATATCCTGTAGTTTGATTAGTCGTATCAGTTGCCCTAACCCAAGAAATATTACTTTCGGTTAAACTAGGTCTCGAATAATTTTCAAGATAAAACGATCTAAATTCTTTAAGATTAAACACCTTGTTTAGATTTGTTTTTAGATTATAACTAACTTCGTTTTTGTTAGTAACAGGATATTCAAACAAATACTCATTTGCATTTTTATATAAAATACCGTCTGAGCTAAAAATATTTACATCGCTGTATTTTCCAGATACATCAGACATTTCATAATACTTTGAGATGCCACTAGATACCCTATTAATTGCTTTAACTTTAAGAATACCTGTGCCAGCAGTTAACGGAACAATGTTATAATCCTCACCCGTAATCATTCTATTTTGAGAATAGTATGCCTGAGGGGCTTTTACCTTAATGGCTTCATTTGTTTCAGATGCTGAAGAATTTGAAATAGTATATTGCAAGGCTGCATACACTTTTAATGAATGCGGTTGTCCCTGTGCATTGATATAATTAACAGAGAATGCTACGTTACGCATTTGCTCAGGTTTGATGGAATATGTTAGACCATTACTTTGCCTGTAAAATAATCTAAACAATCCTTTAGGAAGATCGCCAAAACTGCCGTCAGCGAAATTTAAGTCAATTTGGTCGTTTTCTCTAGTAGAGACTGCATATAACTTTCTATTATTTTGAGAAATACTATTGTAAATTACATTGTTGCCTGTTACATTGCTTACTTTAGTCCATGCTTGATCGGGATAGGTTCCGTCTGGATTTAGCTGCCATAGCCAAACATCAGATTCGTTAATATTATTAGCGTTAATGCCGATTACTTCATTTGGTACAGGATTATCAATATTAAAACTAGAAAGAGATAGTGTGCCTTGTTTGAATTGAACAAAGAATCCGGTATTAGATGAACTGTTTCCTCTGTTATCATTTTTGTAAACAAAAGAAAATGTGTTTCCAGGTCTAGGAGTTTCTTCGACAATAGAAGTATCAAAATCAGAACTAACGATCTCAAATGTCATTTGTACACCATTAACACTCTTAGAAAAAGAGTACAAAGGAACACCATCTGTTACACTATTAAGGGTGTATTTTTCAGTCGAAATGCCATCAATTACATCAGAAGCAATTGGTTTTCCGAACGAAACTGCGCCAGGCATTGCTGCATTTAATACTGTAACAAACTGTTCAAACCAATTGGAATTTGTTGCATCGTTCCAGCTAACTATCGAACTGGCTAAATTGTTTCCGTTGTTATCAAATACGCCTTCGGTTGTTTGCAGGGATATAATTTTAAGCATCCCAGATGCCGGCACAGTTCGTTTTGCATTGTAATTAATCAATCGAGCAAGACGTAGTACGCTGTCACGGCGCTGGGCAGTTTCTAAAAAGTTTTCACGAGCATTTAAGTCTATGCGGAAACTGACATTTTGTCCAAGGTATGCAATTAGATCAATTAAGGCAATGTATTCACTAGAATCAATGAAATCATTAAAATCTTCAGGATAATTTTCCCTTAGATAAGTGATCATAGTTCTTCTTAAAGTGTCAAAGTCATAGCTCTTAAAGTCTGCATTTCTGTAAGACTGGTATATTTTTTTCCAGTCTTCTGCAACAAGTAATCGATTAGTAGTAGATGGTATCATAGAATTATTTTTCCGATACCGTATTTATGAATATTAAAAAGTAGGTATATTATTGAGCAATTAACCCTGCATCTTTATCAAAAGAAAATCGCATAGTATCTGTTTCATCATTGGCCGAATATGTCATCGAAACTTCTATTAAAATACCAAAATCTTTTTCGTCGATAGATACTGCAATTGGATTGATCCTAGGATCGCTATTAAGAATATTTCTAACATCTGCTTCTATATCTTGTTTCAATGCCTCTGTTAGTGGATCATATAGCAAGTCCCATATAATGGTGCCAAATTCAGGATTCATCAATCGCTCACCTTTTTTTGTATTAAAGTGATTAATTAGGTCCTGTTTTACTAACAGAGAATCATATATCTTTACATTTGAAAGATTATCGATCGTACTGAAGCCTCGATAAAATTGGCTTTCTTTAGTAGTGTCCTGATTAGGAACTTTAGGAGGAGTAATAACAATGTTTTTGTATGGCATAATGATATTTATAGACCCAATGCTCTAGTAACTAATGCCCGCTTACCGACTAACAATCTACATGCTTCAGCTTTAGTAATAGCTCTATCACCGTTTTTATCAAGTGAAGAATTTTGTTGATAGGATAATCTTTCAAAATTTTGTTTGTTACTAGGAAATTTTTCTAACCAAGTAGGATTGTCAGAGTATAAGATTGTACTGTCTGGTTTACCAAATCCTCTAAACGGAGCAAACACCGCCATGTATATATCATTTAATGTTGTTGTTGATAAATTTGCAAGTCCGGGGGTAGATTTAGACAAATACAAATCAACATAATGCATTTGCTGTTCTCGTGTCATACCTCGTAACTGAGATAATGAAACGTTACCTATACTAGGTCTAGCTACTTCAGTAAATTGTATCAATCCAGTTGCATTGCTTCGAGGATTTGTTCTAGAAGGATCTATACCAGATTCCATCATCATTATGGCCAGAAGGTCGATATAATCCATCTTATATTTTTTAGCGACTTCTTTAACTTTATTAATAAATGCAGTATCTTTGGCCCAATCTGCAGGCATGTTAGGATTTGGCGCGGGCACAGGCGGATTTGCACCAGCACTAGATGGCGCACTACTAGTAGTAGGAGTAGTAGTAGGAGTAGTAGGAGTAGTAGGAGTCAATGAACGGGTAGTAGAATTGCTAACATCTGTTGCTGTCGGAGTATATTTTGCAGGTGATAAACTTTCGTGCTGACTCCATGGTTCATGCATTGGCACACGTTGCAGAGTACTCTTGATAGCACTCTCTTGATATTTTCTTTTTGGCCACCCTACTGCTACATTTACTTTTGGAACAAAGAATTCTTTTAATGCAATAGTTTCTTGAATAGCAGCAGCAGCAGGTTCAGATATAGCTCCAGGTTTTCCGTGCTTTGTTCCGCCTGCCGCAGCAATTGTAAATTTTCCTTGAGTAATAACACTTAAATCTCCCTTGCCTGTTAAATTCATTTTTTCGTTACTAAGGAAGTTAACTGAGCCGGCGACAGTAGTATTGTAGTTGCCTTTAATGTATTGGTCATAATTACCATTAATATAAATTTTAGCAGTGTTATCTACTCTAAGATTAAAATCTTTTTTAACATTTAACACCATATCACCTTCATGAGTTTTTATGTTAACATTACGAAGAGCTTCTAAATTAATATCTCTATCAGCTCTAAAATTAAAATCAGCTTCAGTATGGATACTTACTGAGTCAGCAGCATAGATATCAATTTTTCCACTTGCAGTAAATTCCATCCAAGCTGTGCCTTCTGCATTGGCAATATAAATGATGTTTTGAGAATCGTTTAACAGTACCTGGTGGCCGGCCCCTGATCGTAATCGTATTAGTTTGTTTTCTCCAGACTTGTCACCGTCGTCCATTACAAACTGATGCCCAGGAAGTCTGCTAGAAGGAACCATTGTCTGGCCGGGATCTTTATAACCGATAGCTTTCACGGGACTTTTCCCGTCGGGTGCGCCGGGTGTGCTTATACCAAAAACTCTACTAGGGAATTCTCGACGAGAACTACTAGAAGTAACGCCACGGGCAGCATCTGCAAGGAGCCCCTGTGTAAGTAATCTATCTGCAAATGGGTGAACTGGTTTTGGTTGACTATTTGGCTCATATGCACCTTTGATTTTTTTGCGATGAAATTCCGCAACTGGTACTGCATCAACATCGTATTTTTCTTTTTGTCCAGGTGCCCATGCAACATTGGAACTTGCAGCCAACCCGGGTATCATATGATTTTGGTGCTTGTCAGCAATACAACCAATCCAAAATCCTTGATTAGAATCTCCGTCAACAAATGTACAAAGAACTCTAGTTCCTACATCTGGCGGAACCATCCACATTCCGTAGCTTTTTTGCACATCGTAAAAGTTTTTTTCATCAGGTCCTTCAAAATCTGACGAGGTAACTCCGTAAAATGGACTCAAGTACTGCAAAGGAAATACATAATCTTGCCATTCAGGATTGTTAAGTGTACCTTGTTCTAGTACCGCTTCAACTCCTCCCATAAATGTAGGATCTAAATGACTTGTTATCCTAGCAATATATGGACCAGGATGGGGTAACTTTGAGGGGGTGCGTTTTCTTTCTGACATAGGTTATGCTTCAGCTGAAGAGGTTGCGTTATTTGGTAAAGAGAGATCACTAAAGATTGTAGCAGATGCAGGTCCCGAACCACTACGGCCAGATGAAAGAACAGGTTGTCCTGGGACTCTTAACAACTGTAATCGTTGTGTAAACAACCCGTCTTGAAATTTAGAAACAACTTTAGTAACTTGATAGCAGCCATTGTAAGGAATACGCTGTTTGTCAAAAATAACCATTCCGGTGTTGGGATTGATGTCTTCAGGATTTTGAAATGTTAAAACGACCATAACATTATGAACTTGATACGGAGCTTCACCGTTATCAGTAATTGTTGAATCGATAATCTTAGGTCTAAAATTACCAATGCCGCCAGTACATAAGAAATAAGGATCACCTAAAATTTCTAAATCACACTTAATCATACTGAGATTGTCTAAAATTGCCTGATGCATATTTTTAACTAATGCATCGTACGAATCATATTCAGGACGAGTTGCGTTGCCTCCTGGTCCTACAACAGCATCTCTCCTAGAATCAGTAACCCTAGGACTAAGCGGAACTGGCGTTGACGAACTTTCGTTAGATACTGGATTTAATTTTACTCCAGTCTTTTCCTCACCAGCGCCGCCGGTTGGGCCATATAATGCATTATTCATACTTCTAGGATATGCTTGGAAATACAAATGATTAAATGTTAAATTAAATGATCTAACGTCAACATTTTGTCCAGTGTAGAGATAGTTATATTGTCTTCTAACATAATTTTTAATTAAAGAATTTTGTTCCGATGTACTTAATTCTTTTTGATATAGCGCCAATCTTGAAATATGCATCTTATAAGGTAATACAATATATCGATAAATGTAGGTAGGTTGTGAAGTGACTGGATTCCATTTATCTTTTACTTCCATCTCTACTGCAATATGAAAATATTCAATAAATTGATCAGCTGACGGGTTCTTGGCATCGTTAATAATTTTTCTTCCAAATTCGCTATCTCTAATAACACTAGCAATAATGTCGGGTATTTTTGCACCCTTGGCAAACATTACACTAGATATGTTAGGATCGTAAGAGTTAGATTCGTTTTTTGGTAACGGTTTAGCCTCCGGACCATCAGACACAGTAACTACTAACGGTGGATTTACAAATCCGCGGCCACCGCCTGCTTCTGGTTTAGCATCGTATGCTGATTTAACTGTGCCAGGAGCCGGAAACGTAAAAATAGAAGGATTATTAGTAAGTTCTTTAATTCTAGCCTGCTCCTTAAATTTATCATAGGGCTTGTCATAGTCAAAGTTGCCGCTTGCCCAATCAGGAGTAGGAAATTTAATTTCATAAGAATCAAATAATGTAGTTTGAGATTCAGCTTCAGCTGCATTCTTGGCGGCAATGTTTAGAGACTTTATCAACGACTCACAAACTTCAAAAACATTAGCGCCTCTCATTTGGATAGATTCTTTGATAACATTGTCATCAGAATATGCCATTTCGTTTCTTGCAATTGCTTTAACACTATATCGAGTTCCATTCTCGTCCATCTTAGCTTCAACTTTTGTTATTAATATAACAAAATGTCGAGTACCCTCTTCTTTAAGTAGTTTAGCTCGAGTAGATGGACCATCATCGTCATCTGTATAACCTAAAAATTCCATTTTTAATACAAATGCAGCAGAAATATAATTTGCATTGCCAGCGGCTTCGGCTGCAACTTGTAACGCTTCCATAAAACCATTTATACTCATAGGTTCAAACACATCAAATGATATTTTTGTTGCCATCGACATGTTAGTAACATTATTAAACGACATTAACGTTTCGATTTCAACATTATTAATAAACATATCAAATCGGCCAGGACTGCCATCATTGAACCCTGATGCTTTGTCGCCGCCTGTAATTTCATTTATTTTTTTACCGGAAGATTTAAGAACAACATAGTTTTCAGTTGCGGCTCTAATTTGTGAGTTATCTGTAAGTGCTGTAGGAGGCAATGCTGCTAACGTAAAATTGTAGGTAAATGTTCTAAAATTATGCAGGACATTTGTCTCAGCCTTATCCGATTTAGTGGCAGCAGCAGCCGGGGTAGGAGCTTCCCCGGTAATATCAACATTGGCTACAGGACGGGTACCGGTTCCGGGGGTTATCCTTGCACGAGGATTCGGATCTGTTGTTTTCCGTTCTACATTAGGAGATTGTTCAGCCATATTATAAACCGAGTGCTCTTAAATTATCAAGTTGTGGTATTCTTATTTTTTGACCGGCAATAAGATCGTACACAGGATCTTTAAGAATATCTTTATTTCTAACGGCAAATACCCACCATAATTTTACATCACCGTAAAAATCATATGCTAGCAGATCAGGACGGTACTGATGTTGCGCTAATATTTCATAAAGTATATCAGTTGGCTCATTAGGAATATCTCTAAATGCTGCAATATCTAAATATCCCTCTGTTATAGGAGTACTAAAATAAGGACTAGTAGTTTTATAAGTTGCCATTTATAGAAATCCTTTTCTTCGTAAGTTAGGATTTCCGCTAATGTAATCATCAACCTGTTTTTGTCCCAACAACTCTTTTCTGCTGTACATCGGTAATAACGTAACTGTAATTTGTGATACTGTAGGCACCATAGTACCAGTTGGTTTGGATCCGGAGCCGAAACGATCATCCATCTTTGTTGCATAATAATCTACACTATCTGGTAGATCGACTCTAAAGCTAGATACTACAACTGGAACATTTTTGTATTGTTGTTCACCGTAGGCATCAAATCTACAGACTGGTGGGGGCGATCCTCGATCAGCATCTTCGCCAAATTTCATTTTAGTAACTGCTCTTAATATGTGAGTTGTTTGCAACCACAAGTATGCCTCATCGTTATTTTGAACAGTAAATTTTCCAGTAACAGAAATTGGTCCAGGCTGACTACTTTTATAAAAATGTAATGCATAGTTAGAATGAGTAGGATTTACCGTTGCGTAACTAGCAGTATAATCTTGTGAGATAGATGGTGTAAAGGGAAATACAATACCTTGAATATCAAACAAATGATCAGTGTAGGCAACTCCCGATGTATAAAGATATTGACTAGGTACTCTAATCTTTACTCTAAAATCTTTGGTACCAATAAATGCAACATCAAAATTTGGTGGCGATGGAGCTGCGCCTGGTTTTCGCCCAAGGCGTCGTTCGCTAAGAGTTCCGACAAGTCTAGTTAATCCGGATTGATCTGCTATTCCTCTTCCAACACTCATGGTAGCATTACCAATTGTGCTTAATAATCCCGGCTTGTTATCCGCCATAATATTTTCCTTATACACTATTTACCCAATAAATAAAGTGTATAGTTAACTAATAGGTTGACTTTGTCAACCTATATACTTTATAATAACTGTAAGGAGGTCGCGAATAGATGACCGTTGTAACAACATCACTGTCCACAGGACGTAAAGTAAAATATCTAAACAATAGAGATTTATTAGCAGAGATTCATAAAAGCAAATGTTCCTATAGTAGTTTTACTAAACCAGAATATCATCAGCATGATTTAATTTTGCCAAGTTTAGACAAAATTAATATTAGAACTATTGCTGATGCTAAAAGAATTAAAGCAAAACGCTTAGGCTTAGAAGCGTTTGTTGCAGCAAGATTGAGCGGAGACAAGAAGATAAAACTTCTCGAAGTGACTCCGGATTATAAAACTATTGCCAAAACAGACATTGTTATTAGAATTATGACATTTGATCATATTCCAATGGCGCCTGGTCGTAAGAAAACTGTCAAAAGTGTTGCTGATAGCCACGAAAAAGTCAATTTCCCCCCTTTCCAACATTGGAAGTTTAATGAAAATGATGAGCTTATTTGTGTCGGTAAAAGCCATTGGAAGGGTACTATTGACGGGGGAAGTTTCAACAAAGATCACGGTAGAATTACCGAAAATCTAGGTAAAATGTATATCAAACTAAGCGAGCGATATGCACAACGTAGCAACTGGCGGGGTTATACCTATGTTGAAGAAATGCGTGGACAGGCAGTTTTGCAATTGTCACAAATTGGTCTACAGTTTGATGAATCTAAATCAGAAAATCCATTTGCCTATTATACTGCCGCAGTAACTAACAGCTTTACTCGAGTACTAAACTTAGAAAAGAAAAGTCAAAATATTAGAGATGACCTACTAGAGATTGCAGGTCTAACTCCTAGTTTAACTAGACAGACGCAGGCCGAGTTTGCCGAAGAAACCGCACGGCAAGCAGAGCTATACAAAAATATACGTATGCCAAAATCTGAAGAAACTAGTATCGAGGATGAAGAAGAAAACACTTGATTTACCTTTACACAATCTGTTACACTAGACATAGGAGAGAATCTAATGTCATTTTTTAAGAAAGTAGCATGTTTTACAGATATACATTTTGGTCTAAAATCAAATTCTGCAACTCATAACCAAGACTGCGAAGATTTTGTAGATTGGTTTATTCAAGAATCCAAGGACGCTGGTTGCGAAACAGCTATCTTCCTTGGAGACTGGCACCATAATCGCAATGCAATTAACTTAATTACTTTGGATACATCAATTCGATGTCTAGAGAAATTAGGGCAAGCATTTGAGAATTTTTATTGGTTTCCGGGTAATCACGATTTGTTTTACAAAGATAAACGAGATATTCATAGCTCGGCATTCGGTAAACACATACCAGGCGTAACTGTAGTTGATAAAGTTATGACCGAAGGAGATGTTACACTAGTGCCTTGGCTAGTAGGCGACGAGTGGAAAAACATCAGCAAGATTAAAAGCAAGTATATGTTTGGGCATTTTGAATTGCCATTGTTCTATATGAATGCAATGGTACAAATGCCGGATCACGGTGAATTGCAGGCTAAACAT